AAAGCTCAACAAGCTTTGTTTGTACGTCAACTTGCTGCGAAATACGGAGTCGATGTATCTGAGATTTCGGTGATTCAGAAAGAGCGTCCCGCAACTAGTGTTGCAACTGCTATTGACATTGAAGGCGATCCTTCTGAATCTCCGTCTCCAGTTGCTCCGTCAGAAGGTGGGTCGCAACCTGTTGTTGTAGAGCAGGACGAGATTACCGCTACCGTCAAGAAGACTCGGAAACCAAAAGCCAAGAAAACCGAATGAGTTTTACCAAGAAGTCAGATTGGCTTTACTACGCACCGGCAAACGCTGCCGGTGATCCTGCTACCGTTCAAATCTTTGATCAAATTGGCGAAGACTGGTACGGTGGAAGCGGTCTATCTGCAAAGCAGTTTTCGGATGTTCTCAACGAGATTGGTAATGGTCCGCTTCTCGTGGAGATCAACTCTCCCGGCGGTAATGTCTGGGATGGTTTGTCGATCTACAACCAGTTGCGCGGTCGCAAAGCTCCGGTCACCACTCGCGTCGTTGGCATTGCTGCTTCTATTGCGTCAATTATCGCTCTTGCTGGTGATCGCGTAGAGATGGCTGATGCCGCTCTGATGATGATCCACGATCCGTCTGGAATGGCTTCCGGTACTTCCGAGGATATGCGGAAAATGGCTGAAGCTTTGGATCAACACGCTGAAGTGTTGGTTGGAGTGTATGCTAAAAAGACTGGACGCTCCGCTGAGTCTATCCGCGCTGCGATGAAAGCCGAGACTTGGTTTACTACTGCTGAGGCTCTTGCTTTTGGCTTGGTTGACAAACCCATCAAGCAGCTTGCGATGGCCGCGAAATGGCATCCTCGCGCTGTTACCAAGACTGCTCCTGAGACGGTCAAGAACAACCTCCGTCGAGGTCTTGAGCAATACGAGGAAGGTCTTGCTGGCGACGGTCTTGAACCCGCTACAGTAGCTGACGCTAAGTCGCTGATTTCTGGCGAAGCTCCTACCGAAGACAAGATCCGCAAAGCTAACGCTTGGTGGGGACGCAACGACCGATTCTTGGAAGCAGAAGCCAATACTCCTGCCGACGTAGCAGCAAACCTCTGGGGAGGTGCTGCTGGACGCGATTGGTTCTCTGCTCTTTTCGCTCAACTAGAAGAGCCGTCTGATACCAATACAGACAAAACACTTTCGACTGATGGCGAAAAAACCATCAACGATTCTGGCGTGGACTCCACGCCGCAACCAACACAAACCACCGACACAAATATGTCCGATACTGCTACTACTGTGACGGCTGCGGCTGCTCCTGCCGCTCCCGTTGATCTCTCCGCGATTCTTGCAAAGCTTACCGCTTTGGAGGCTTCGATCAAATCGCCCACCGCCGCTCCCGCTCCTGATCCGGTTCGTCCCGTGATTGTGAACTTGGGTAACCCGCTGCTGGAGAAGCACAAGAGCCTCCGCGCTGGTGCAGAGCGTCAGAGCTTCTTGATCCAAAACCACAGCGAGTTGCTGCGCCAGTCCGCGATGATCGCTCCCCAGAACGCGAATACTTTTGCTGCTGGTCTCGTTGTCGATTATCTCGCTGACGCGGTTATCACTGTTGCTACCACTAAGCTCGCGATGATCGCTGGCTTTACGCGCAACGTTGGCTTGGATAACTTGCGTCCTCGCGCAACGGTCCAAGTTAAAAAGTTCACCACTGGCGATGCGACTGTTGATAATGCCTCTAACTTTGAGGATGGTGCGGCTAACCAGTCTACGCTTGCCGCTACTAGCGTTACCGTCAATCAGATCACTAAGACCTTTACCGTAACTCAGCAGGAGTTGAATCAGGGTTTTGCTATCAGCGATCTGGCGATGGGTTCCGCTGAGATCTTCGCTCTTGGTATTTCCAAGAAGGTGACCGCTCAAATGACTGCCGCGCTGTTTGGTGCTGGTACTGTCATTGGTACTGCTGCCAACTTTGATTCTAGCGACCTCCCTGCGATCTTGGCTCTTGCCAAGAACTACCGACAGAAGCTGCTGTTGCTCGACGGTGGACACATGGCTCGCCTGATGTTCTCCGGTCAGCTCACAGCCGCCGCTGGAACCAACCCGTTCCCTGACAGCCGATACGGCCCGTTGAACAATGGTTACTTTGGATTTGCCAACATCCTCGAGCAGAACGACTACACTGGTGCTATCGCCAACACCGCTGGCTTCGTCTGCGGTCAGGACGCTATTGCTGTTGCGAGCGGTTTGCCGGTTGGAATGATCGCTGGCGAGTTTGTTGAGCAGCGCACTGTTGAGTTGAGCAACGGTCTGTCTGTGTTGCTTACTGTCTGGTATTCCCGCTCCACTCGCGCTCACATGGCTTCTTACGATATCATGTTTGGTGCGGCTGCTGCGGATACTACGCAAGCTGAGGTTCTGATCACCGCTTAATCCTTAAGGATATGCGCATTGCAACGACCATAGCAGTGGACAAGACCGGCAAAACTAAATTGCTGGCTGGTCCCGAAATTGATGCGACTCTCCAACGCACTAATTTCAACACTGTTTCTGTTCCTGAAGGAGGCAAGCTCATCTTGTGGGTACAAGGAGCCTTAGCACCGAAGATTCGTAAGGGTTAACAAACCAAAACTGGGAGGGTCACTGGATACGCTGGTGACCCTCCCTTTAACCGAAACACAATTTTATGGCCGTCCAAGCAGACATTTCGACTGAGTATTCAATGGGCCGCGAGGGCTTTGCGCTAATCACTAGCACCGCCGCTCAGACCGGCAACTGGTCTGGCTTGATTCCTACCGAGCCGACGGTGTTCACTTCCATTACGGGATTTGGAATATCCGGCACTTGGACTTCTAAGACCATTCCGGCTGGATTCCCTCTGGTGGGTAACATCACCGGATTTCAGATCTCATCCGGTAGCGTTGTGGCTTTCCTCGCTCGCAGCTAATGATCTCTATTGGAACATCAATCAACAGGACGCGATCCTATAATGGGATCATGCCTGAGCCTCCGATTATGCGGAGGGATGTTCTACAAGAGGACGAGACATTCCTGCTGCAAGAAGATGGAACCAGCAAGCTCGTTATTTCGTATGGCACATTCGACAGCATAGTGCTGGAAGATGGCTCCACATTTTTAACACAAGAAGACTTGGGAAAACTAATCTTAACAGTTTACTGATATGGCAGACGCTAAAATCTCAGCACTAACAAACCTAACGGCAGCCGATGCAATAAATGACATGATCCCGATTGTGGACGTGTCGGATACTCCACCAGCCTCGGGGAATACCAAACGCATCAGCATCAACAACATCCTCTCATCCTCGCCGACTGCGAGTGGAGCATTTACTGTCACCGGACTCGTTACCGCTGGCTCCGCCACCATCACCGGCGCAGCAACCGTTGGAACCACACTTGATGTAACTGGAGCCGCTACGGTTCAGGGTCTTACCGTCGGCAAAGGCGCAGGAACAGTTGCGACGAATAGCGCGTTTGGCGTTAGTGCGCTGTCTTTAAACACCACTGCTGCTAACGGTGCAGCGTTTGGCTATCAAGCTCTAAAGAATAACACCGCAGCATCAAACGCCGCATTTGGATCTAATGCAGGTCTGACAAACACGACCGGAACAGAAAATGTATTTATTGGGGCAAGTGCTGGCAACCTAAACTTAAGTGGTGGCGGCAACACATTTGTCGGATCTGGTGCTGGATATACAAATTCAGTAGGAGTTAACAATACAATAATAGGGAAAGAAGCAGCGTATAATGCTACTAACTCAACTAACACTGTAATCGGTGCAACTGCTGCTGCTAATTTAACGACAGGAGCCTCAAACACTGTAATTGGAGCCACCGCTGGAAATTCTTCCAGTGTTATCAACTTAACGACTGAGAGCAATCGAGTTGTTATCGGTAATCAAAACGTCACCAATGCTTACATATTGGTTGCGTGGACTGTCACCTCCGATTCGCGAGACAAGTCTGATGTTCAAGCTGCGCCTTATGGGTTGCAGTTCGTCAATGAACTGATTCCCATCACCTACAAGTGGGACAAGCGCGATAAGTACGAAAACTCGACACCGGATGGCACTCACAAAGAGTCCAAAACCCAGTTGGGATTCTTGGCTCAAGATGTCATTGCGCTCGAAAAGAAACACGGTGGAGTTGCTGGCGATCTGTTGATTGCAGACGATGAAAAGGAAGAGAGTCTGAAGATCACAGAAACCAAATTCATCCCGATCTTGGTCAAAGCAATTCAAGAACTCACCGCTCGTGTTCAGGCACTTGAAGCCCGTTAATCCATCCTACTGAGTAATGCAAACCGACACTAACAACAGCAGCGGAGTTGGAATATCTCTAGCGACCGCTGCCGCTGCTGGTGCGGTCTCATTCCTTCCTCAGCTAACTCAGTGGTTCCAACTTGGGGCCGCTGTTTTAGCCTTTATCGCAGCATCAATCGGTCTGTATAAAACCTTCAAAAAATGAACTGGAAAACTACTCTTGCCGGTGTCGGCGCAATCCTCGTCGCTGTTGGCGGTGCGCTCAAAGCATTGTTTGACGGTGACCCTGCGACCAATTTGGATATTGCTGCGACTATTGCTGCTGTGACCATTGGTTTTGGTCTCATTGCCGCAAAAGACGCTGACAAAAAGCCCGAGTGAATTTCATCGAACAGATTGTAACCGCTCTGCTCAAGTGGCTGACTAGTTTCGTTCAAAAACCTCCCACCGTTGAAGATGCAAAACGAGATCCAGACCTCAAAAAGAAGTTGCTGGATCGTATTGCTGAGTCTGATCGCTAGTTGCGGTTGTGGTTCTCGCGTGGTTATGGTGCCTCACGGTGAGCCGGTGAGGCTTGCTGAGAGCGTCAAAGCCAAAGTATGGGTCAAAGGAGCAGACGGCGTATCTGTTCGCTCTAGCAACCGGATAACGCTTCCAGAAGGTTGGTACGCATTGCCCAAAGACTGATATGTCACAACAAGTTATCAATGTCGGATCAACCGCAAACGACAACAACGGTGATACGTTGCGCGGGTCTTGGATCAAAGCGAACGACAACTTTACGGAGTTGTACACCGATATCTCGGGTCTTAATACCGCGACCGCTTACACTCCGACTCTAACGGATTCCGGTGGTGGTAGAACGTACACCGTCACGATCAATTCCGCGCGATATACGGAGATTGGGAATCTGCGTTGGTTTTCTGTTTCGCTGTCGGTAACCGCCGCAAGCGGTACGGCTTCTGGCTCCCTTCGATTAAGCATCCCAGATATATCAACCTACGCTGCGGCTGTTGGAGTTCAAGCTAACGGTCTTACCTCAAACGCTAAGACTGAAATTGAAGGTAGTGTAATTGCCGGTCAATCTTACGCTGAGATTGTTCATTACGAAAACGGAAGCACTTCTTCCCTAGCGTCTCACGTTCAGTCTGGATCTACGTTGATTGTCACCGGAGTTTACTTCCACGCCGCTTGAACTTAATAGCCACTAGTCTCCAGTTGGGGATGTCTGTGCTGCAGAGCGCGATGGGAAACCCGTCGTTCTTGTGGCAGGGAGTGCTAGTGCGCTGTCTACCCGCTGCGATCACTGACGCTAACTCGGTTATCTCCGGTGGGTTTCAAGATAACGTCCAAGCGAGAGTTCTCGTCAAGTTCTCCGACTGGCGACTAGCTGACTCAACGCTAGTCACGGTAGACGCTGCGGTCTGGTCTTGTGACGTTGGTTCTAACGGTGATCGGCTCCTGCAAGAGAGTGGAAGCTTGCTCCTCCAAGAGAATACAGACCGCTTGCTGCTGACTTTCGGGAAGATGATTCCGGTGGTTGGAAGACTCCTCACCTACGATGGCCGTCAGATGCGGATTATGTCCGCAAAGAGGGATGGATCTGGAGCTTACTATGCTCTTGAACTTGGCTCTAAAACCAAATGACCCCAACCGTTACAGTTGATACGTCGAGGTTTGATGCGGCTTGGAGGGAGTACCTCCCCAAGACTAAGCGGTCTCTTGCTGATGCGGTCAACGCTCGCACGTTTTTCTTGATGCTGCGGCTCTACTGCTTGTTGCCTCCAAAGTCTCCCCAAGCGGCTCGTAACAAGATTCTGGACTACTTCAACAGACCAGTTGGAGCGGATCGCTTTGACAAGAAGACTGGCAAGAGAGTGGGTAAATCTCGACAGTTGCGAGTGGTCCACTTAATCGCTCAAGCTAAGAACGCTAAAGAGGGGAAACCCGGTCTCTACGGTCAAGATATGCGAGACGCTGCGGGAAAGCTCCGCAGACGCGCTGCTGGTTCTGTTGGTTACCTCAAGTCCGCTGTAACCAAAGCGATCAAAAAGCTGTCCCCATCCTTTCAGCAATTTGGCGGAACTCGACG